CCTTAATCAAATTGTATGGTGGATAGTTTGTTGATGTTTCATGAACCGTTCCCAAACGGTGAAACCATTCATCCATACCAATACTATATTTTTCAATATCATTTAAAAATTTGTCAATGTTAGCCGTATTGTACTTAGCGAGTAACATGATAGACCTCCTTAAGCGTCTGTTTGGTTTAAATTACGGATCCGAGGACTCCGCTTTAGCGTATGGGCAGTCATTTGACCAGACCCATCGTTATTATATATCAAGACATTAAAAAAGAGGAAGGGTGTAAAACCGATCCTCTTTTGTGGTGTATTCCGAATATATCAGGCGTCCACCTTCTTTTTCTTACCAATATTATACTTACTCTCAAGAATCCAATCCCCCTTATCCTTATAAGAAAGAACTTTGATTTGATTGAGAGGAGCTACATCAGTAATAGAATCTGGTTTAACAATGGTTACCAATCCCCAATCAGAAATTAGATTAATAATTCTATTGCGTCTTTGAACATCATTTACTGTTAGATTTGCATGTTTGCCGTCAAGAGCAAACAACTCTTTAAAGTGAACAATGTAATAACGACCCTGTTTATGCAGGATGTGACATGACTGATAAATTTTCTTTTCCTTGCGCGAGGCAACACCGATACGAGTGAGTGTCTCACGGACTTTTAGGAAATCGTCTGGTTCATTCAGAACCACTTCCACCATTTGGTCTTGCGACCAATTGACTTCTGGTTCAACAAAGGTACTCATCTTTTGCCTCCAACATCAAGTTTTGATTTAATATAATTAATTTGGTCTTTTGTTAGAATTTTCAGTGCTTGTTGGGCCTTTTCATTACTATAACCATAGTATGATTTGACTGCATCAAGGTCTTGAATCTTCTCTTTTTTAAGCCACGGAGAAAATCTTTTCCGTTTCCTGACACTATTTAGTAAAAAATCATATTGCAACTTTGAAGGCAGACCATGATTCATGTTCATCTCATTCGCAAACATAATCGTGTCAATATGACCTGACATACATTTATTGACAACAAACGCAGGATATTTCTTTTCCCACTGGGGATCTGAGTCATCCATCAAATACTCTTTACTGAAGTTGATGGAGTTCAAATAATCTTTTAGTTCGTAACTCATCGGATAATATCAATAGATTCGGGGTTCTTATTCCAAGTTTCAAGTTCAGTACGAAGACGACCTTCAGACTTCAGAGTTTCATAACGATTAGAAGCTTTTTTCTTCCACCAGTTCACAAGATGATCAAAGTGGAATTTGTCATAGTTTTGACCTGGACGCAATACTTCTTCCTGTCCGAGAATGACTTCACGAGCATTCTCAAACCCATAATCGGAAATATAAAATCTCTTCTGTTCAGTCAGATTTTTTGCATTTGCAATCGCAGTCTGGAACTCCACAACCTTTTGAGAAGGTAAGCTTTTCTTGATGATTGAGATCATCTTTTGTTGTGTTTTGAGTTTCCGACTGGATGCGTCCTCCTTCACCAAAGATTGATTGTTGTTCCTCTGAATAAACCATTTGTTTAACTCCTGAAAAATTTCGTCGTGGAGCAGAGGCGTAAAATCACTTTGAGTAAGACCCTTATACCTCATATAAGGTTTCAAACCATCATACTGAGATGAGGCTTTGGTAGAACCATAAAGAGAAGTTGTCTCAAATGAACAAATATCTGATCCATACTTCTTATTTAATGTCTCACGAGCAGTATGAGAACAACAAAGAAGTGCAAGAAGTTTACCTCCAAGATAATTAAATCCAAAAGGTTGGGTAGGGACAATAATGAATCCCATAATTGCATGACGATTAAACCTAGACAACTCAGGAGTTTGTCCAAGCCAATCATTGCGAGGTTTAGAATTAATTGTAGGCGAACCAAACCGACAGAAACCTACAATCTTCTGCGTATTAGTTTCTTGTACAATCCACTTCAAAGATTTACCAGGAATACTATCTTCAATCGCATGAGAAGTAGTAATCTGCAATCTCTCATTAAAATATTCATTTGTAAATCCACCCTTTTCTCCTGCAGGATAAACTTTGAAGTTCATGTCCTGTGGGTGCATGTCAAATGCATCAAACATATCATCCTCAGGACCAATCCCAAGAATGGATGAAGGCATTTGTTCCATTCTATCTAGTTTCACATTACGCAGATATTCATCAATCCTCCCCATGTTAGAGAAGTAATCAATGAATTTATCGGCTGCGTAAACAGCATCATCAAGTTCTAGTTGCATATCAAAGAATCAGTTTCTTTTCACCAGGAGTTACGAGTTTACTCCCATAAATTTCATTATACTTGGTTTTAATCTGACTATCAACATCTGCAATATAAACCACAAAGTTTTTAGAAACTTGAACTTCTGGATTATCTTTATTAATTACAGGAGTCCACGGAGCAAATCCAACACCACCTTGAGCTGTTGGAAGAACCACGAGACCATTTTTTAGAGTGACAGAAGTATCTGTTTCAGAAACAAGTTCTGCGACAACTTCTTCACCAGTAGAAATACGAAATAGTTTTACATTAATCATACCCAATGTTCCTCAAGCACACCATAGTTTTGCATAATTTCCGAAGAATATGAATCAGGATTTTTTCCTTTTCCATCCACTTCCATATTCATAAGTGGAGATTTACCAAATTTTCTTTGATATTGATAAATCTCGTAATGTTCCCTACTAATCATCCAGGATTTAAGACAATGCTCTGGATCTTCTTTTGGTGGACAAATAAATCCAACCCACAATGGAATACCAGTAAGAGTTCCATTCAAAACATCATCACCATATCCATATCGTTCAACAAAAAGTTCATACTTCTTTTCATTACAAATACCAGTTGTCAAAGGTTTGTGATGAGTGGTCATCCTTTTATGTAGATGCGTTCTTAACTTCCCTTTGTGTCCGTTTTGTTTATCGTAATAAAATGGTGTTGCTCCACCAGATTCTCCGATATAAACACAACCCTCAAAATCGGAAGGACATTCTGATGGTTTTGGCATCATATCATTCCACACAAAACCATAAACAGCTCCACGCATTCCAACAATATCTGCAAGTTTATGATAATTGGTAAAACGAATCCAATGTATATAAGGAATCATTTTAATTTAAACTCCTTTTGTATAGTATCTTGGAACTGATTCATAGTCTTTACCAAGTTTGTGTTGTATATTTCCATTAGGATCTACCCATTCTAGGTTCTCAATAGAATTATCACTACGATTTTTATTCTTGTGATTTACTTGAGTAAAAACTTTTGGATTTGGATTTACTAACCAGGCTTCTGCCATCAATCTATGAACTAGTTTACCATTATAAACAGCATACCCATGTTCATTTAAATAAAATTTTTTAGTTGTTTCTTGTGTTTTTATATTTTTAATAGTTCCGTCATGATAGTAGATATAGTTTCCAATCTGTCTCATATGAGGTCTACAATTAGAAAATGGAGGATCTATATGACCATTATTCCACAACCAAAACAACCATTTTTTTATGGGCAATCTCACTTTGGATAGATCATTACCATTGATAAAATCTCTTTTTAACCAAAATTTAATTTTATCGTATGCCTTTTGTGTATAGTCTTTTTGGGGTGGAATTCCTTTCAAATAGTTTTCAAAAGAAAATATTTTAGCCCCACCCAAAATATCATGATAAACACTAATTGAAAAGTTACTACTCATTTGAACTCACATTCAACCATGATTTCAGTTAACGCTGCAAGAATATTTACTTCCTGGTCAGCCACGAACGCACATTGGTATTGATACTTAGCAATAATAAGAACGGCAGCGGGGATAGACTGGGGTGAAAGATGGTCAAAAGAGGCGTCATAAACCCTGCGAAGTAGACTAGAAGAGTCGTTATCCAGGTTCCCGACCACCCACTTTCGGACTTCAGTAAAGTTTTTAGTTTTGAGATTCTTAATAAGTTCATTAACATTTACATCAGAAAATTCAGCAAGAATTGCAGAGTCAATTTTTCCACCCGCAGAGTACCTCTGACACTCGTTTAGGACTCGTCTCCAGTCTGGGAAGTGTTTGTTGATGAGTTCTGCAAGGACTTTAGGATCGTATTGTACACATTCCGCATCCAGGATGTTCTGTATACGCTTGAAGAAGGATCCTGCCAACTGGGCTTTTTCTTTTCCTTTGATGCTGAACTCAACGACTGCACAACGGGAGTGGAGGGGTTCAATGATTTTGTTCTTGTAGTTGCAGGTGAAAATGAACCTACAGTTGTTATAAAACGCCTCAATATTAGCCCGTAGAAGGAGTTGTACATCGTGGGTTGTGTTGTCAGCCTCATCAATGATGATGACTTTGTGTTTTGCATCACCCGCAGAAAGTGAGACGGTCGAAGCAAAGTTCTTTGCCTGGTTCCGTACCGTGTCCAGAAATCGTCCTTCGTCAGATCCATTGATGACATAGTAATCTACTCCCAGTTCTTCACACAGAGCTTTTGCAACTGTGGTTTTTCCACAACCTGCAGGTCCAGCAAGCATCAGGTTTGGAATTTCTTTGTTATTTAGAAACTCCAAAAAAGTCTTCTTATTTGCATCTGGAAGAATACAATCTTCAATTTTGCGTGGGCGATACTTCTCAACCCACAGAAATTCATCACGACTCATAATTTAGATCCAATCAGGTTTTCGTTCGGGCATACGAAGGTAATTATCCTTCACCCAAGGTTTTGAAGCAATATACCTTTTATAAGCAGTAAAGGTATCAATACTATCATCAAATTTCCACTCTTCTGGCATTGCACGAGCAAATGGAGTTACCTCGGTAATCTTCCCCTTAGGAAAAAGATAATAAGCATCTACAAGAGTCTTGTAACAAGAGTGCGTTTTATTATAACGCAATGCATATTCATCTGCAAGGTTCATTCCCCACTTGATCAACCAATAGGCATTGTGGATACTATCCATTGCCCATTTGGTACAGGGATGATTACGAAACGCACCCTTTTCAGTTCTGTAGGGAGTACCATCAGCCTTAGGGAGAGTGCCGTAGTTATAACCCCATTTTTCAGATGCCACGATGGAAAGCATTTGACAGCATTCCAGCGGCATCTTGACGATGTGTTTATCGGGGAGACAAACAGCACTCTCGGCGGGCCAAGGAGAAGTTACAAAGATGTTCATAATATAGGTGAGTTACCTCACTCATCATAGGTGGAGTCGGGTTCCAGAGCAATGTAATATGTAAGATTCTTATCTTCCGATTGGAATCGGGACAGAAGTTTCTTGGAGATCACAACCTCATAAGAACCAGGAAGAATCTTAATGTTTTCAACCTTAAAGTTCAGAACAAAAGTACCAGTGGTCTCACCCACAACCAGAGAGTATTCGTTAGAAGTATCGTTCTTCTTGTCACGAACAACAAGTTTCACAACACCAGCTTCACCAACCACAGAAAGGTCAGGAACACCATAAACCGCTGCAGCCTTGAGAAGTTTGTCCAGTTGTTGAGTATTCAGTTCAAAACAGACATCCTCAGAAGGAAGAGAGATGGATTTGTCCGGAGGAGTCACGATCACTGCAGGATCAGCGAAGAAATACTTGGATCGTGCATTACCCTCACTGACAGTCACATAACTATCATTAGCAAACTTAAGTTGAGGATTCTGATAGAGGGACATTGCATTCAGGAACTGGTTCAGATCATAAATGCCAAAGTCGCGTTCAAATTCCTCTTCAACTTCCACTTCTGCAAGAATGTTCTTCATCACCGAAATAGTGCGAAGTTTGTTACCCTTTTTGAAGAGAATAGACTGGTTAATACCAGAGAAGTTCTTGAGAAGGGAGAGAGTTTTTTCAGAGAGTTTCATAGATGTATCTTTGAGTTTCATAATCAACGGAATTCAGTAAGGCCATTATCTTTGCGGGAATAGTGTCCGTCAAAGTGGAGAAGAAGCATTGCGTAATGAATGACTTTGAGAAGATCGCGTTTGTTGCGACCATCTTTGTCACCATAACGACTTCCATATTTCAGGATATTTGATTGACAGAATGGAACCGCAAGATCTTTTGCAGCCATTAGATCAATAGTTTGAATGTCTTTGTAAGCCTCGTTATGCCCACAATAGTGACTACCATAAGTACTAGTCACATAATCCTCAACTTCTTTGAGAATTTTATCTTCATTATATTTCCAAAGGTGATTTTTGGATTCAGTCATAGAGGGTGCATTTCCAATTACAATTTGATCAGAACCACCTGGAGAGATGGTAAATTGATAGTCAGAGTAGGGATATTCGTCCATAATAAAGAGGAGGTCATAGTTTTACCTCCCCCAATTATATCAAATATGGGGAGGATAGTCAACTTTCTCAGGTGCAGTTTCAGTGGGCATCTGGAAGTCAGCATCCACTTTATCATAGAGTTCCAGGAAGGATTGCTTGGTTTCATCATCAAAGCGGTTCACACACACTTGGATTGCCTTTGCCTTATCTTGGAAGATGCTATAAGCACGGATGATATGAACCAGGCGGCGGGTGCTGATGATTTCCTCAATACCACCATCATAAAAGGTCTTACGGATAATGTCTGCCCAGTCAGCAAGACGCTTACAGAAGTTGGAATCACTCACTCCGAGAGTTTGTGCAACTTTCTCAAGGATTTTAACTTCATTTGCAACAGAAGGATACTCCTGTTCAAAAGTCACGGGAAATCGTTCAAGGAATGCTTCGTTCAGAACATTGGTGCCGATAAAACGACCGTCATCAGAACCCTTACCTTTGGTGTTTGCAGTAGCAATCACATTAAACCCAGAAACAGGTTTGACGAACTTACCGATTTTCTTGAGGAAGACACCCTTACCTTCCAGAACAGATTGTAGACACAGAATCTTGTTGGAAGCAAGATCAATCTCATCCAGAAGCAGAATTGCACCACGCTCCAGGGCCTCAATCACAGGACCATTGTGCCAAGCAGTTTCACCATTGACCAGACGGAAACCACCAATCAGGTCATCCTCATCAGTTTCGATGGTGATGTTGACACGAATCAGTTCCCGACCCAATTGAGCACACGCTTGTTCTACACCAAAAGTTTTACCATTACCACTGAGGCCAGTGATAAAAGTAGGATAAAAGAGACGGGATTGAATAATCTTTTTAATATCGTTAAAGTTACCAAACTTGACGAAGGTATCATCTTTTGCAGGAATAAGGTTTTGATGCACTTCAGGAAGAACAGAAACATTACTGAAAGAACGCTCAATTTCTTGAACTCGTTCTTGAGTCACTTCCAGATTCCAACGACCACGAGCAGTCTTAAAGTTCTCAAGACGGCGAGTAACAGTAGGATAGGAAAGATTGTTCATCGCACAGTAGGCTTTGACATCACCAGAAGTGATATCAGAACCATATGTGGATTTAAGACCTTCCAGGATTTGATCGTCGTTCATTTGAAGGCGGGGCATTGTGTGGTGTGTTTCTCAACTGAAGCTATAATACGACAAAAAAAGGGGGGTTGGAAGCCCCCTTGTGCAGGTTTTCAAAGTGGCCTCAGTCTCTTGCCGAGTGCATCATTTCTTCACCGCGTTTTTTATCTTCACGGCGTTTATTAACAATTTGTTCTGGAGATCTTCTTTCAGATCCATATTTTCCAGCTTCAGGTGGTTTCTTACCCTTCTCTTTTTTCTTTCCTCTTTCTTGAATAGGTCCACCAGCGCCCATTCTACCAGCACCCATAACCTTGTGCATATGTCTCATAACCTTTGAGTTGGTGTCATCACCACCCATCGTTCCACCTTTGGTTACTTCCTTTCCAGTTTTATAATCCTTACCCGTTTCTTTCT